CAAAGATGTGGCGTCTATCGTTGCCGCTGGTGCTGCGGCGGTCTCCGCCGCCGTGACCACGGTGGTGGGCTTTCTAACCTCGGTATATAAGCTAGTCCACGACGTGCGCCGTGTATTCAATTCCATCAGCAACCTGTCCGGTAACTTCGGCCTGTTGTTCGGTGGGGGGAATAAAGGCTATGCCGGTTCGAATATTGACACGAACTCGACGGCAACGACATCTGGATCGCTGGAAGCGGGGGTGGCGCATGTCGCGGCGGTAATGGCTGCGTCATCTTCGCTGCAGGCGGCCGCCGGGAATATCGGTTCCGATCAGGACTCCTTCGCTATCGCGGCGCTGTCGTTGATGGCGTCGATCGCTTCGGCTGCGACCAGCCCGCGCGATGCCATCCAGATCCTTTCGACGTTGGCGGCTTATAGCTCAACAGGCGCGACGACATCGTCGGTGATCGGCAACGACATGGCGACGATGCAAACAGCGGTATCCGCATTCATGCGCCGCGCTGCTATTGCTCAGTTGGCGTCGGTGGCAACCACGTTTCAGCCGCAGTCGGTTGAGGATGCGCTGGCGGTGCGCAATGCGGTGATCGCGGTCATTGATGATGAAATCACCCATGCCGGCGATGCTGGAGACGACAACAGCTATATGGCGCTGAAGGCGCTGCGCCAGGCGGTAGTGGCCGATCTAAATGACCGCGCTACCCAGCTATCCAGCATGGCCGACTACACCTTCCAAGCCGCGTTGCCTGCCTTGAGCCTGGCCCAGCAGTTGTATCAAGATGCTGCGCGTGCCGATGAGCTGATCCTGGAGGCGGGCGCGGTGCATCCGGCGTTCATGCCGACGAATTTCACCGCCCTGGCGCAATGAGGTAGACCATGACTGACGAGCTCAAACTTGTGGTCGGGTCTGGCTTCAGTAATGGGCTCATCCAAGCGTCTTATACCATTTCGGGCTGGACGGAAATCCGCGTCACGCGCGGCATTGAGCGCTGCCCTTCGGATTTCGAAATCGGTCTGACCGAGCTCTATCCCGATGAAGCCAGCGTGATGCCGGTTAAGCCTGGCGATGCCTGTCAGGTGCTGCTGGGAACTGATGTCGTTCTGACGGGTTATATTGACCGCGTCATTCCGTCCGTATCTCCTGATAACCACGCGATTCGAGTGACTGGCCGGGGCATCTGCCAAGACTTAGTGGATTGCGCGGCGGAATGGCCTGGAAGCCAGATCAGCGGAGCCAGCGCGCTGCAGGTCGCCGCCACCTTGGCGCAGCCCTATGGCATTAGCGTGTCGAGTGACATTTCTGGGCAGCGCATCATTCCGCAGTTCAATCTAATGCAGGGCGAAACCGCATGGGAAATTATCGAGCGCATTTGCCGCTTTAGCGCACTGATCGCCTATGAGCAGCCAGACGGCAGTCTTTTTCTGACGCAAGTGTCGTCACCGCCGGCGGCGGCCAGTGGGTTCAAGCTCAGCGTCAATGTCGAGCAAGCCAGCTGTGAGTTCAGTATGGATGGGCGTTACTCCGAATACCTGGCTTTCCTGCAGGCGGTCAATCCGTTCACCGAGGGTGGCGATGGCGGCAACCTGATTGCCACGCAGACTGATATCGGTGTTACGCGCCATCGGCGCCACGTCATTATCGCCGAAGCCTGCTGGGGCGGTCTGGATATCACCCGCCAACGCGCGGTGTGGGAAATGAACTGCCGTATCGCCCGTTCAGGCATCGTGCATCTGGTGACGGATGGTTGGCGTGATTCGGCTGGCGTGCTTTACCAGCCCAACTCGCTGGCGCATCTCGAGCTGCAGCAACTGAAGTTACCCGAGTGCGATTGGCTGATCAGCGCGGTGACCTATCACCGTGGCGAGCGCGGCACCACCTGCGAATTAGAACTGATGGCGCCAGCGGCATTTGCGCCTGAGCCGCTGCAACTGCTGCCGGTGTTTATCGACGGCAACGCCATGGGAGGCAGTCACTGATGGAAATTTTGCATCGCCTGGCGCGGCGGATGTTACAGGTGGTCGGGCGCGGGCGGATAGGCGTAGTGAATGACGGGGATGTCATCCAGCGCGTGCAGTTGACCACCAACGCACTGGAAACCATCGATAACATGCTGCGTGTCGCCGAATATGGCTTTGCCAGCAACCCGCCCAGCGGCACGGATGCGGTGGCGGTGTTCATTGGCGGCGACCGCTCTTCCGGTTTGATTATTGCGACCAACAACCAGACTTATCGATTAAAGGGCTTGGCTAGCGGTGACGCGGCGATCTACGACAGTCGCGGCCAATCTGTCTGGCTGACCGCCGAAGGTATTGTGGTGAATGGCGCCGGTTTACCGCTGACGGTGAATAACACACCGACGGTGACCGTAAACGCTTCGAGTAAGGTCACGCTGAACACCCCTGAGTTAGATGTATCTGGCGCCATCAAGGCCGGGGCGACTATCTCGGCCGCTGGCGATATTACCGACAACAGCGTGAGCAACAGTAAAACGATGGCTCAGATGCGATCAATCTACGACGGCCACAACCACCCTGTAACCGGGGTTCAAAGTGGATCTTCAGCGGTGACCTCTGGCTCACCCAACCAACAAGAATAACCCAACCCGCTTCGGCGGGTTTTTTTATACCCGGAGAGGTGATGCCCGATATCACGACCGTATGGGACGCCGTCAATTTTCGCGGTGACTGGGCGCAGGCGGGCGCAGTCCTACTTGCTGGATCGGATTTGGATACCGCGATCGCGCTCAGTCTGTTTCTCGATCGCCAGGCGGAATCGGGTGACGCCATCCCGGACGGATCCGCCAATCTGCGCGGCTGGTGGGGGAATCCCAACCTGGGGAGCCGCCTCTGGTTGCTGCGCCGCGCGAAACAGACCGATGAAACGCTGCGCCTAGCCTACGACTATATCGCCGAAGCATTGCAATGGCTGCTTGAGGATGGCGTCGTTGGCCGGTTCGATATCAATGTTCAGTGGGTCCGCTCTGGTGTTCTGGGCGCACTGATCGTCGCCTATCTGCCAGACGGCACGGTGACAAAACATCGCTTTGCCTGGGCTTGGGAAGGAATTAGCTGATGCCATTTCAACGACCGGCACTCTCTGATTTACGTAAAGAAGTTGCTGCCGATATTTCCGCTGCATTACCTGGCGCTGATGCGCTACTGCGCTACAGCAACTTAGGCATCATGGGTGACGTGCAGGCCGGCCTGGCCCACTTGCATTATGGCTACCTCGATTGGATCTCCCAGCAATCTGTGCCGTGGACCTCTACCGATGAATATCTCGCGGCCTGGGCTTCCATGCGCAAGGTCTACCGTAAAGCGGCCCAGGCATGGGTAGGGACGGCAAGTTGGAGTGGGGCCACAACAAAAAACTTGAGTGCTGGCGTGACGGTGTCGCGCGGCGACGGGGTCATGTATACCACGACATCCAGCGGCGCCGTTGGCGCCAATGGGATCGTCACGGTTGCCATCCAATGTAACGACCCTGGCGCTGCGGGAACGTGTGCGCCCGGTACCGTGCTGAC